ATACCGTTAGACATGAAGATGCTGATCAGTTGTGGTATCATGTCAGTAGCCATGACATCGGCAGCTTCACGTCTCATGCGATCGATATCTGCAACCATCTCCTCTACAGATTGTGGCGGTGTATTGAGTTTGTTTTTAGGAAATTGTATTACATTACCCGTCACTTAATTACCCTTAGTAGAATGGTTTGTTCGTTCAGCCGGCCGTTCGGTGCAGAAGCGGCCGTCTTCAGTTCTGGCATGAATGACCTGATAGCCACCTTGCCAACCTTCAAGAGTTCTGGGATTGTAATCTCTGGTTTCCTGAGAGACTTCGATACGCTCAATTCGGTATCCCAACCAATTAGAGTCGTTCCCTTCACTTGAATACCCTGAGGACTCATCGAGATGTACTGGGTCAGCTTCTTGTACTTTGTGTTGTATACCCATAGTTGGTTACATCCTACAACCTCAGTCGGATGGACTGAAACAATCCGCAGTGAAGGTTCTTCCTTCTGGTACTTGAGAGCCTTGACAACATCAACAGCCGACTTGACTTTCTTTTCACGCGGCTTGCGAAGCTTGACAGCCTTCCTATTATTTATGAACTTGTCACAGTCTGCAATAAGAGCAGAGTAGAAGGTACGCCAGAACTTGAGCTTCTTGCCATATGCTTCATTGACCTGCTCGTCATCAAGATCTGCTTCCTCCTTCATAGGAAGGTAGTAGTCACGGATGTAACCGGCGATCTGAGGAGTAACCTCATGCTTCTGCATGAAGCTATAGATATCGAAGGTGCCACCATTCATGACACCATCAAGCTGCTCCTCAATCATCGTGATCAACGTATTTGTACGTGCACGGATCCGTGCCTGGATGTCGACAACCGGCTTGGCTGCAACGTTGGCAGTTTCTTCCCTGATGTCTCCACCGATGACGTACAGTTCATTGAGTCGTTCGTTGAAGAAAGCCATTGAAGAGGCAGCAAGCACGTTACCATTCATCATGATACGTGCCTGCCAACCGATTGTGGTTATGACTTTGTACTTGGGGCAACGGCGGACAGCAGCGATCTGTTCACGCTTGAAGTCAGCATTCTTCATGTACTCGAGCAGCCACTCACGTGCCTGATCATTATCATGCATGTAGTTGTACCAGTTCAGAGCATCGCCGTACTTTGCAGGGTCGGCGGTGACAACGATAGGCTCTGAACCGTAATGCTTCTCATCAAAAGACTTGATGACGGCACGTGACTTGGTCTTTGGTTTTGCCTTGATCTTGATAGCTATACGAGCCATGTGAGGTTATTCCTTAGCAGTTGATATATTCAACGTACCATGCTTTTGATAATTTGTACACAACTATTTTCGTTCAGAGTTCTTTTGCTCCTTCAAAGATGCAATCAGACCCTTCCACTTAGGCATGATGGAATCCCAAGAGAACCGAGTATCAGCATATGTCTTGATAAATCCAAGGAGATTGGTCAGATCGTTGTTCTGCACATTCTCAATAGCGTACATCAGTGTGTGAGCAAAGATGTTTGCGTGGAGATTCATATCGATATGATCACCATCATACTGGACCGTCAGTCCACCTGATGTATCAGGCAGTGCACCAAAGTTAGGATGGACGGCAAGGCATCCAGCAGACATCGCCTCGATCAGACAGCGGCACGATGTTTCTGGCCAGATCGAAGGATACGCAAAGATATGAGCCTGTTGGTATGCTGCACGAACGGTTTCCTGATCTGCCCAACCATGGTAGTTGATCTGTGGATGATCACGGCATGCTTGGAACAATGGTTCGTACTGGCGATCACGACCTTCCCAGTTGCTGCCATAGATGCCAAACGAAGAGAATACATCAAGTTCAATATTAGGATATTTCTCGGCGAGGGCAATGAAGACCGGAACTAAGATCTCAAGACCACGATGTGGTGTCGATGTATAAATCAGGCGAATCTTATCCTTGGGCTTGTCAATCAACGGAATTGGATCGATGCCATTTTCAATAACTGTCGACTGATGACTATATGGTACACCAAGATAGTCACGGTATTGCTGATACTGCCAATTGGAAACAAAAACAAGCTTGTCGAAACGTGCTCGACTGTTGTTATCTTCTAGGTGTGAAGACTCTGGGTCACCAGCAAGATCATGAAGATGATAGATCTTGATTTTATCTGAATTTAAGTCGCGCACACGTGATGTGATTATCTGAAGGCCGTCAAGCTCTTCTCGTGTCAGGTGTTTGTATATACCACGCGTGGTGAGTTCTGTTCCACCATTAGACTCTTTATTCAGTTCATTCAATTCAATTAGTTCTTGGTTGTTCATTATTATCTCCGATATCAATTACGATTCTAGATTAAATCCAATGATTGAGTCATAACGAAATGACCGCCATCCATCAGCTTCTAGATCCCATACCGCTAAAACATCTGGGTTTGGAGTCTTCTTCTGAAGCGCTTCCTCTAGATCTGTCTGAGAGGGAAGAAGATCTGCTCGTAGTGTGCAACGCATCTGACGTTGTGTGCCATCCTTCTTGATGAAGGCAACGTTTAAAATAGCAGTCTGTAAATTAGACTTGAGGAACTCATTCCGCCAGGAATCCTCTTCCTGCAGGAGTGTCAAGCCATTCTGTAAGTTTGTCGAATCCACCGATTTGTTCTCCATTAATAATAATATGTGGTACTGTTTTCACGTTAGGAAACAAAGAAATAAAGTCGTCACGTCTAATATCGCGACCGACATTAGTTTCAATATATTCCTTACCTTTTTCTTCTAATAGTCGTTTTGCACTAATGCAATACGGACAGTCGTCTTTTGTATAGATGATTGGTTTAATTGACATGTATTCTCCTATGTGCACCTCACTAGTTGATTATAGATTTACTATAACACCAAATAGATATAATGTACATCTTTTAAAGTACGCTTTGCCCCAACAAAGTGAGATCGTGCTCTCTGTCAATGTACTTATACTCGATCTTTGATGGTTCCCATTCTTTAATGGAATCAAAGACATCATTGATATCCATGGTACTACATGTATAGACATCTAGTTGCATAAGAGCCGGAGTGACTTCATCCCATACATGGAGAGCAATATGACTTGTTTCGATAATAGTAACAGCCGTTAATCCGGCATTACCTTTCATGTCAGAGTATACAGCGTATGGACCTATCAGTATATTCATACCGATTTTGTCAACCAAATTTGTCATCCACTGTTTAATTTCACATGGACTATATGGAGGATTGCTTATTTCTGCTCTGACAATCAGATGCTTGTGTTCTAGTACCTTAGTCACTTCATGTTGTCTCCTGGGTATTAAACTGTAATGCCTTTACGTGACTTGCTTGAACTTTGCAGGAAACCCACGAGTTATAGTAGTTTCCGTCTAAGACTGCATCCACGTCAAATATATATTTAGTTTCGAAATAGTTACATTCACCGCGTGCCTTGCACAATCGCAAGATAGTACGCGTGAAGCATTCTTTGCCGTAGAGTTCAATATCTCTAGCCAAGGCAGGAGAAGATCCGTAGTAGTCAGCCCAATCGGACTCTACACGGATCTTCTTTCGCTTTTTATTGACCGTTTTGTATCCTGCTTTAGTCAGGAACTTGCGGCCTATGTACTTTTTCCCGTTGACGATATTCTCGATAAGATAGATAAATCCATACCACTGTTCGTCATACACAAACTCTTTGTCTTCAAATAACCACATAAATCTTACCATTCAAGGCTAAAGATCTATTTATTCGTTATCAAGTTCATCGTCTTCAAGTTCAGCCTCAGGTAGATCAGAACCACACAGAGGACAGTAGGTTATCGGTTCTAGTGAGTCGGTAATTACTCTAAACTCTTCTTCGCAATCTTGACAGGTTATCCATTTCATCTTTACTCTATTCCTTTTATTTCTGCTATTGCTCTTTGGAGTGCCTGAATCTCCACTCCCATGTCATGGATACCATGTGCATCTCTATTCTGTAGAAACACCGATGCCATCTCCCAGCAAACGTCTTCACGATATTTTAAATTATTTAGAGAGTTTTCACGAGTTCTCACAAGGAGAAACCCTTAAATGTATTTTCATCGACGTCTTTGACAACGCCGCCATTGATATAACTGGTGATCTCTGTTTCTTGTGGGGCAACCTGAACATCAGAACCGGCAATCCACTTCTGTGTCCATGGTAGAGGATTAGGTCCTGCCTTACCATTCAGTCCAATAGCACCCATGCGCTTGGCAGCGATGTGGTCAACGTAGTCACAAAGCAATTGTTCATTGAGACCAATCATCGAACCATTCTGAAAAAGATAATGTGCCCAGGCTTTCTCTTGAGCGATGACGTTATAAAATAACTCGATACACTCATCTCGTGTCTCTTCCTGTATTCTAGCAAAGTCTTCATCCTCTTTCGGTAGAATCTTGAGGATCTGCTGAGTCGAGGCAAGATGAACGTTCTCGTCTCTTGCGATGAGCTTGATGATTTTGGCATTACCCTCCATCTTCTTAACTTCCGCAAACGCCCATGAACAAGCAAACGAGACATAGAACCTAACTCCCTCTAAGGCATTAACGGCGTTTAGACAGAGCCAGAGAGCCTTCTTGTGCTTGTATCTATTAAAATTACCAAGAGCATATGCCTCATTATTTTGATCGATAAGATCATCATAGTACTTACTAATATCGGCAGCGCACTCAGCTATTTGTGGAACATCCATTAACTCGTCGAAGACTTTCGAAGGGTTTGCATATATGTTTCGAATGATGTGAGTATATGAGCGGGAATGGATTGTCTCCGAAAAGGTCCAGGTTTGAATCCATGTTTCGAGTTCAGGCAAGCTACAAATAGGTCCAAATGCCATTGTTGGGGCTCGACCTTGCACACTGTCAAGAAGGATCTGACGCTTGAGATTTGATGTGAAGATGTGTTGTTCATGGTCATTGAGTGCCTTAAAATCTTTACTGTCACGTGATAGATCAACTTCCTCTGGCCTCCAGAAGAAACCCAGTTGTTTATCGGTCAGCTTCTCAAAGATACTATAGCGCTGTTTATCATAACGTGCAATATTAACCGGTTCTCCAAAGAAACACGGTTGCTGAGTTGCATCAACAAAGTTATTACTGAATACTGACATGGAGTCCTATCTATAGCTATGTATCTATTTTAATGTACTTCGGTTTCTACTTTTTGTACATCAAATTTTGCAACTGTCACAGTCTTCATCATCAATAGAACCGGAGGCAAGAGGAGTGTCCTCAATCTCACCGGCACCATCGTTGGTGTTGAAGTAATACAGAGTCTTACCACCGTACTTATAATGCATCAGAACGTGCTTGATCATCTCAGACATTGGGATCTTGCCGTCTTCATAATGAGCAGGATTGTATGACGTATTAACAGAGATTGCCTGATCGATAAACTTCTGTAACACTGCCATGATCTTCAGATACCCTTCCGGATTCTTCTGATCCCATAGCAACTCATATTTATTCTTAAGCCGTTTTGACTCAGGAACCACCTGCTTCATGACTCCATCCTTAGACTGTTTGATGGACACGATAGCACGGGGCGGTTCAATACCATTAGTAGAGTTGCTGATCTGTGCAGATGTCTCGGCTGGCATGAGAGCCATCAGAGTAGAGTTACGGATACCTATCTTACGAGCACGATCCCGCAGTGTTTGCCAATCCATGTTGTAAGAAGGCGTTACAAGTTCATCAACCTCTTTCTTATATGTGTCGATTGGCATGATACCATGGCCATACTTGGTTTCATTATCCTTAGGACATGCACCAGATTCCTCAGCCAGATCTACCGATGCCTTGATCAGATAGTAAGACCACGCTTCAGCATATTCGTGAACCAGATCAAGATTAGGATTGGAATAGTTGGAATCACTACGAGCGAGCCAATAAGCAAAATTGATAATCCCCACACCGAGAGGGCGACGATTGCGAGTACCCACTTCAGCGGCTCTAATAGGATAAGATTGATAATCGAGAAGAGCATCAAGGGCCCGGACTGCGATTGTGCAGGGCTTTTCGAAATCTGCCGGCTTTCTAATCTTGCCCCAATTAATTGCAGCCAACGTGCAAAGGCTAATCTCGCCTGACTCATCATGAATATCCTTTAGTGGTGTAGTTGGCAGTGTAATCTCACAACAGAGATTGCTCATCTTGATTAGAGCATCTTTCGTGAATGAACTGTGGTCATTGGCATGATCGACATTCATCAGATAGATTCGGCCAGTATCCTTTCTTTCTTGCATGAAGGTAGAGAAGAGATCGATTGCCGAGACAGTTTTCTTTCTGATCTTGGTAGAACTTTCGTACTTCTCATAGAGAGTACGAAACGTATCCGTGTCTTTAAAGAATGCTTCATAAAGATCGGGAACATCACTGGGTGAGAATAGAGTAATATTGCCTCCGGTAAGAAGCCTTTCATACATTACCTTATTGAACTGCACACCATAGTCAAGATGACGGATGCGGTTATCCTCTGTGCCCTTGTTATTCTTTAGGACAAGTAGATCTTCCACTTCGTAATGCCAAAGGGGATAATAGAGTGTCGCCGCTCCACCACGGACACCACCTTGGCTACAAGACTTAACAGCAGACTGAAAAAGCTTCCAGAAAGGAATAACACCAGTGTGAGAAGCATCACCACGCCGTATAGGAGATCCAATAGCCCTAATATTACCGCCGCCAATACCAATTCCGGCCTTTTGAGAAACGTACTTAACAATAGAAGAAGTCGTTGCATTTATCGAATCCAGCGAGTCGTCAGTTTCGATAAGTACGCACGAACTAAATTGACGTTGAGGGGAGCGTACGCCTGCCATAATAGGAGTAGGAAGACTAATATCAAAAGTACTGATTGCATCATAAAGATCCTTTACCCATTTAATTCTATTTTTACTATAGTTCTGGAAAAGTGTCATGGCAATCAACATAAAAGCCATTTGAGGTGTCTCATAGAACTTGTTAGTCACACGATTCTTAATCAGATACTTACCACGGAACTGTTCCATGGCAGCGTAAGTCAGCAGACTGTCACGATCGTGGTCAATGTACTTATTGAATTCTTGCCACTCTTCGGGTGAATATGCATCGTAGATAGCCCAGTCATAGTAACCAGCGGTTGCTACTTCGAAGTAGTGTGTAAGTAGAGAGACAGGATCGTATCTACCATAGACCTCTTTACGAAGGTTATAGTTGATGAGACGACCAGCAACATACTGGTAGTTCGGCGATTCCTCAGAGATAAGATCAGCCGCAGCCTTGATCAGAGTCTCCTGGATGTCATCAGACTTGATGCCATTGTAGAACTGAATATGAGTCTTGATCTCAAGATCAGAAACAGATACACCGCTTAGACCTTCACATGCATATGCTGCAACCTTATGGAACTTATTAATATTTAAAGGTTCACGTGTTCCATCACGCTTCGTTACTTGAATCATCTGTCCTCTTTCTCAATCCTATCGTACCATCATCATCAACGGTCCACACAAGTTCAGTGTTTTCATCCCAACCCATCTCTTCCATGAGTCCATCTGGTAGATCTATATATAGATCGCCGTTTTCATCTTCTTTGACAATCATATTAGTCATGGAAATCTTCACCAAGCGCCGTCTGTACATCTGGGAACTGTTCAATGATAGCATTCCAGCACTGTTCAGCTACAATCCGATGTTCCTTCTGGGTAGCAATATCCATACGAAGCTGGCAGTAGTGAACCCAGCTACGAAGAGAACCTGCCATGATAACAACAGACTCGGTCATACCTTCCGGCAGAACTGCACGCGCCTGTTCCTTAGCAATGCCATTTTCTATAGCAAAGTTATAGGCATCCTTTACTGCAGCCCTGACACAACCCTGCATGGCTTCCCACTCGTCATCCAGTCGAGTGTTTTTATTTTCTACAGAGTTCTGACGGTTCTTGGGATCTTGGAGTCTGGCTTCTCTTGTAACAAATCCAAGATCCTTTGTTGGATCAGCGTATCTCTGAGAGTACTCTTGGAATGAGAACGAACGGTGGCGGAGTATCTGGCGAGCAATGTCACGGGTTGTGCGAATTTCAAGTGACACATGGACCATCTCCAAAGGCGACCAGTGATTGTTTTTGATAAGATACTGTACCAGCTTAGGTGCTGTAGTAGCGTTATTCTGATTGCTAGGATTAGATACGCGAGCGACCCAGGCAATCAACTCATTTGCAGTCTTGCATCCTGTATACTTTTCATTTGGCTGTGTAATACCAACTAGATTTACTTCACTCAAAATTAAATTCCTTCACTGTTTGGAAACGTGTCTTACTAATATATCCTAGACCGATCAGATGATCTACACGATTGGAGGCATCTGCGTACTCTGTATATGTGCCATCATCAAACCACCACCATCGATCAAGACCAAATAACCAGCGTGGTATACGACGATACTCTACTAACCACATTCCATTTGTTCTATGAATACGCAGCTTTGCAATTTGAATATTATCGTGTTCTACACCATACTCATTTGCGACTAACTCAGTCATCAGTTATAGTTCCTTTCCTTTGTAATGAACGGATCTAACTTAGTCATCATAAAGTCACTCAGCGCGTCATAGTCTTCGTCTTCATTAGGAACTCGACCAAGTTGCACAAGAAAATCATGAAGTTCAAGAGTTAAGTTCATAATAGTATCTTCATCCATGTCCATTACCCATCAAATTAAATATATTTGGATCAAAGTAGAGCTTACCATGTGTACTGGTGCAATCTTGATCGCGGGAAACAACTCGAACATAATCATCAAAGAACTTAAGTCCTCGAAGGGCAATGATCAACATCTGTGCCAGACTGACCATGTTTGCGTTATAGACTACCCATGTCAGTTCTTCGTTGGGCATACTCAGAATAGTCTTAACGGTCTTTGCGCCATATCGCGAGATGTAGTTTTCCAGTGGCTCCACTATAGGTACATTCATCAATAATATCCTTCACCTTATCAGTACTATAACCAGCCAGAACCATATCATTGATATCCTTCTGGTCTAACGTAGTTGGCCAGATACACACACGGTATCCATTGTCTATGGCCTTCTCAATATGTTTTACAGTGTGTTTGTTCCTTGGTTCATTATCATATACTACAACAAATCTGTCTTTTTGTACATCTAATTGTTGCAGTGGTGTGATAAGATCTCCGCCGGCCGATGCGATACCATTAGGCAAGAATAGTGAATCCAGCGGTCCCTCTACTACATATATATCCTTGCTGTCATCCATAGTATCTAGACCAAAGATCTTCGGTTGATCCTCGTTCAGCATAATGGTTATGTAGCGAATACCGGTCTTCTTGAATGACCGGCCCTGAAAACCGAATAGGTTCTTGTCCTTATCCAGGAATGGAATGATCAGACGAGGTTCATCCTTGTCAAGATCGTCAAACTTATCAGGGATCATAGTATTGACCCACGCCTTGAACTTCATGGCTAGGAATAGTTTGTAGTGGGTATCAGTAGGAATCAGTCGTTTGGCCACATACTCCTTGACAGGATGTTCAGCCCTGAGTTGTGATACCTTCTTGAGATCTTTCAGACCAGTATTCTTGACAAAGACAGGAGCCTTCATCTTATTGACAAACTCCTGCGTCTCATCCTTGTGACCGTTCTCTACCATCCTATCCTTAAGATACTCGGCATACAGAGTTGGGTCAAGTGTCTTGATAAACCATGGAAGGCCCATCGATGCATTACAGTTATGACAGAAGAACTTTAGCGAACCCTTACGTGCATAGACGTACCCACGGGTCTTACGCTTATCCTTTTGGGAGTCACCACAGACTGGACACCTAAACTTGTAGGTGTTTGGATTGACACGTGAGAACAGTTCAAGCCTTGATGATAGTAGATTGATGTACTTGTGTTCTAACCAAAGCATTACTATTATTCCTCACAACTGATATACTCATTATACACAGTTATGGAATAATGTACATTAAATAATGCGGTTTCAGTAAATATTAAATTGGAATAAATCTTATGGCAATAGTAATCAAACCACCAACCACGGCAGATCCACCAACAACAGCCCACATCCACTTCTCCATGGTAGTAATACGGCCGGATAGTTTATTGTGTTGAGTAGTCGATTCTATACGCATCTCTTTGAGTTCGCGCATGATCTCATCATACTGCACATCGATTTTTTCTGACAACTCTTTTTCTCCAGATGAGATCCGTGCATGGATAGTTTGTATTTTGTCGTCAGTCTCGGCCCGTCTTTTTTCTATAAGGTCTACAGTTTGTTTTGTAATGATGTCATGTGTAGATAGTTTAGTTTCGTGTACAGCAAGAAGACTTGATACGTTGTTAGAAATATCAGCCAGTTTATCGATCGTAGTATCCAGTCTATCTACAAGTAGACCTACCTTCGCCATATCTTGTTGGAGATACGACACGTTATCGGCCAGCTTTTGTAGGTTTGGTTGAGTAACAGCCACGTTATTATTCCGAATCTGTCGGCGGTTTTGGTGCAAACTTCTCTGCACCTGTGATGCCAAGACTTGCAATAACAATATACATTACAGCATCGAACATAAACTGATCGACTGTATAATCCCAAAATAGATTAGCCATGTAACCGACACACACAAGAACCATAGCAACTGCAGCAATCCATCTCTTTGAGGATGGGTTGCCTTTACCGTCGGCCATCATACCTTTTACGTAACCGGTGATGTCCATTGTTTATTCCTTAGAATGGTCCGTGATCTTCGTCCGAATCATGATATTTATCAATCGCCGCCATCATCTTAATTTCATTCTCAGTTTCAATAGTTTCTGCTTGAGCATTGATTACATGAGCTTCAGCCAACACTTTATGGTCTGTCTTACCCAGTTCCTGAACCTTGACATTAGGATCGAACTCTGCAGTCTTCATTCCCATCATCGTTGCGAATGCACCAACAAAGGCGCCGACAATCATTGAGAATGCAGGGCCGATGATCTTGAAGATCTCGTTGTTGTCAATAACATGGTTAGGCATAAACAAACCGATCATCATAACAAGAACAACCGAGATCATGATCAGCCCAAGAACAAATGAGATTAGCTTCATCATGCTAAGCTGCACCTTGCCCTTAGCAATTTCAAGCTGCTCAAGAGAAGTTACAGGGATAGGATCGATCAATAGTGACAGAACATTCATTTTGGTTTTCTGCCTCTTTTAACAACTTTTTTAATCTTGTCGGCAGCAACTACAACCTCGGTGACTACTTCTGTTGTCTTCTTGTACTCTGTCTCAGCAACTGCCTTAGCAAATTCCATATCTTCTATGGTTAGTTTACCATCTTTATTCAGATCAGCAAAACCTAACAATTTTTTAATCTTTTCCCACATAAATATCTCCACTATTTTTTTGTTACATTTGCAAGTTTTCTTGCTACACTTAAAGCTAAACCCTGATCCTTAGATGCATTGAGCAAACCTAATGCTGCAATCAACATCAGTATAGTCTTAGAATCTTCTTTACCACTCACACGATTTAATGAATTGGCAATGATATTAACAAGATTATCTTTTGACGGAGTTTCTTCCTGGTCATCTACCTTGTCGAATTCTTTAAACTTCTTCATTTCTTTTTCTTTTCTTCCTCAGCCATCTTATCTACAGCCGCCTTGTTTTCAATAATCCACTTTTGTAGTTCAATCAGTTGGATTTGATTTCTTTGGCAGATGGCGTAGTTAGAGATGACGGAGATAAGGGCTGTATTGTCTTTAATTCCAGAGGAGGACGCATCAGAAGCTCTGGAGGCGTCGGCATCACCGGATGTGGCACTAATGTCGTGCGTGTACACCCAACCGTTGCTAAGATCAGACTGAGCAGGAACGCTTTTTGCAGCAATGTCACGGTATACATATTCCTTTTCCCTAATCGTATTTGTTCTGTCAACGTATTCAGTTATTACTTTATTACTTATCTCGGCATTCTTCTTCTCGAGCCCAGCAATCTGTTTGCTCTTCTCTGCAGAGAATTTAGCAAGTTCAGCTTCAGCATGTACAGATCCCTTCATGTAACCATAGAAGAATACTCCAGCAATTAGTGCTACTAATGCGAGTAACTTATATGGCAAAGGAATCATGTTAAACATGTTATTTGCCGGCGAATGTCTTGAATGAAGGCATCTTACGTTTTGCAGGTTTAGCAAATAGTGGTTTGTTCTTTGGATCTGCTACATTAGCAGCGACGTTCACTGGACCGGTTCCCATCGCCATATCTTCATTCTTGGTAGCCCAAGCATATTTACCAGCTTTAGCTTCTCTTTGTGTAGGATATACGTCAGAGTAATCGTGTCTATCAGTAGTACTGCGAGATATCCAACCTTTAGTATGTTTAACGATTTCCCGCTTACCATCATTACTTGTATATCCAGAGCCGTGTTTATCTTTTACCCACTTTGTTTCTTCCTTCATCTCACCCTGCATATAGTTAGCAGAAGTTGAGATGTAGTCCTCGGCTAGCGTGATCTTTGACTGTACCCATTCAGGAATATTTGTGTCGCGCTCGAGCATATCATGGATACGCTGCGCGTTGGCAATAATAGACTTGAGTTGTGACATAGCCATGTCACCTTCATAGTCATACTCTTGTTTTTCTTTAGCCATTAAATCTTCCTTAGAATCTGTACAATATTATCATCCATAGGGATATCAGAACTAATTATTGTTTTGTTCTCGACACCGACGCCAGATACTTTATCAGGCAAGAATCCCAACAAAAGAATGAACGGCTTCAATAAATGAAGATGGCCGTTCAACTTAAAGAATAACATTTTTGTAGT